CAATTTCTTACGAAGAGTATTAAGTGCCTGGTAAAGTTTTGCTTCCTGTTGTAGAATTATTCGATAGTTTTCTTCAAAAGTCTTAGAAGAATCATACTCATTGTTCATAACCATGAGGGGACAACCACTGGTTTTCCCATCACCCTCATGACCACTATTTGCGTACAAAACTAACTTATTTTGTCCGTCAATAGTATAGTCACCGGAAAGATCTCCCAGTTCTATTGGTCTCCTAGAGATAATAGCAGGAATAAGGAGAGAAAAGTCACACTCTCCATAACTGTTAATCTTTAAGATACTGATAAGTCTTTGATACTGTTCGTCAACTTTTTTGTTCTTTGCTTGTTCTCTAGTTGCGAACTCAAATTTTAATTCATTACCATGAAATCCTGGTAATGTCTTATATCCGTGCTGATGAAGATCCAACAGGATCTGTGCAATGGTCTTTGATGCCATTTATATATCCGCCTTATAGGTCGGTCGATACTTTCGCTTGGTTTGTTCCACAAAGCAATTCGGGAAGGCAATTAAATCCTTCAATGAATTACTGGTTTATTTAGACAAAAAATGAAGTTAAACTTTGATTTATTCTGTCTTCAGTTATTTTAACATATTTTTCATCAATATCAAATCCAATCCATTTTCTGTTAAGATTTTTTGCAACCACAGCAGTTGTGCCTGAACCCATAAAAGGATCAAGGACTAAATCACCCTCTTGTGTGGTAAGTTTGATGCAATTCTCTACCAGTTGTGGAGGAAATGGTGCTGGGTGTTGTTTCTGTCTGTCAGGATTGATCACCCACACTTCACCTTTGTATGCAGGATCTATAGCATCACGAAATACTTTTGGTTTCTTTTTACAGAACCAATAGATATGCTCTGTGCATGGCACAAGTACATCATTCCTGATATTTGGTGAGTTACGTCTATCCCAGATGATAAGTTGATAGAGTTGAGCATCACTCTGACTGATGAAATCTGTTGGTAGATAGCATCTATTCTTATGTCGTCTTGGTTTGTGATTGAAAAAGATAGAACCTTCAGGTTTAATCACACGATAACATTCATTCAAAAATTCTATCATCCATGCCTGATATTGATCCTCAGGCATATCATCACCATATGTATTGTAATCTATCTGAAACTTACCCCAAATCTGATTGCCTGGTTTAACATTACCAAGCAAACCTTTCTTATTATATGGTGGAGATGTGACGATACAATCGACGGAACTTTCTTCCATCTCCTTCATACCTTCGATGCAATCTTTATTGATAATCATACAAACAGGTTGCGGTGGATATGCCACAGAACATTATAGCGATTGCTCAGTTTCTTTTTACCCTCACGCTGGAAGTGAAAGTAACTCTTACCTTCAGCATTTTTCAAATGAATACCACCACTGAGGAAGACCCATTGTGCATCCTTAATCTTATCACAAATCTGTTGATAGGTCAACTCCAACTCTTCATTTGTCTTTGTATTCTTAATTACAACTGACGTAATGTCGAATCCATTGCGAATAATAAGATCAACAACCTCTTCCTTGTTTGTATTAAGGAACTCTTTGAAAGCATCAACCTGTACTGTATCAATCTGTTTGATAGTACGACGATCTTTGCCGTTGTAGTTATAACCTACACTGCCACAGAAATGTGCAATGAACTCAGCAGCATCACCACTGATGTTTAACATCTCGATAAAATGTTTCTGTGTTGTGAGATGAACCTGTGTAGAGGTTCCTGACATGTTCTTAATGCTCTTATTCTTAACACCATCAGTGCCATCAATTTTAGTGCGTGAACCTCCAACTTGTGTCAGACCGTGAGCGTCACAAACTGCTCTCTCCTTCTCACCAGAGTATTGCTCACGAATTTTGTAACCTTGTTCTGCTGTGAGAGGCATGGTTTCCTGTTCCTATAATATACTTACGCTTTAGGGGGGACAGTTATTTCTTCTTACTCCGTTTCTTTATAAAATTTAGCGCAGATTGTCGATTTCTGCAATACTTAATGATATTTCCCTGATGTATAATTGCTAGTTTTGTGGTACTGCCAGCAACAGGAACAGCAGCATACATCAATGGGTCGCTATACTTTCCCACAATAAATCCCTGCTCTGTGGGTTTGGGATCTAGAATGTTGCTCTTGTGATTGATAATTTTCATCCCCAGGTATCCATATATTCTTCAAAAGTATAATATTCATCAGTCGATGTTTCTTCCACCAACTCATCTAGGGTCATTTCAATCAAATCCTCACGATATTCTTCAGGAGTTTGATCTTCAGGATCATAATCATCATGGCAGAGATATTCCCACTCTGCCACAAGTGCGTCAATAAGTTGTGCTTTAGTATAATTCATCGACGCACCTCAGTGATAGCGGGTTGACCTTGATTGAACACGACATCAACAACTGCCTGAACTCTGCGTGATGTGCTGATGCCAACCTTATCATATACAGGAATACAAACTAGACCAAAGGTTTTGTTCTCTCCACCAGTGCGAATCACACGGCCGATAGACTGACTGATGCCAATAAAGTCCATGTTCCGCATGAAGAATACTGCCTCAAGTCCCTTGACATTCATACCCTCAGACAGAATACTGTGGTGCATGACAATAAACTTTTTGTCAGGATCTTGTCCCCATTTGTTGAGAGTCTCGAAGAAACATTCACGGTTGACTTTCACACCATCAATGATTGCGCCATGCTTAGCAGTAATGTGCATCCATGAATATCCACGAGATTCTACCTCTTCACAGAAATTAGATTGTGCAACCAAGCGCATGATTTGCTTGGTAGATCTAGCAGCAATGAGAATTTTGTCCAGTGGTTGTTCATCAATGGTGTGCAGCAAGTTCTCACAATCAGTCAACTTAGCATCACCAGTAGGTAGATTCTTGACCACAACTTTAGGTGGGAGAATATAACCTTGCTCAACAAGTTTAGGAGCAGGGACATTACAAATCACCTGACCATATACTTCAGGATCATTCATTCCTGGTTTGAATACTGTAAGACTATGCTTAGGAGTAGCAGTAAAAAAGTAGCAGCGATCAGCATCAGTAGAGAAGAACTCGGTGGCAGAAAAGAAGTTACGCTGCACACTATTATGTGCTTCGTCAAAGTATATTGTATTCACCTCAATGTCTGCTTCCATAACACGATGAAGCGAATGATATGTGGTGAAGATGATAACATTCTCACCAGCAGTTCGCGCAGTGTTGGCAAACATGTGGATGCTATCAGATTTAGTGGTGCTAAAATGTTGCGTCTCACCACTATGAACGTGCATGATATGAGTATGAGTTGTATCAATCAACTCAAGAAACTCAGAGCACAGTTGTTCTGCCAGAAGAATACGGGGAGCAACAACAACAAATGTTTTGCCGTATTGAATACCCATCTCCATCATGGTCTTAGTGTCATCAATCATACAGATGGTTTTGCCACCACCAGTAGGTACAATGATCTGACCCCGGTCATTATCCCACATAGCATTAACTGCCTGTTGTTGATGGGGACGAAGTTGGATCATCAAAGGTTGGTCACTCACTACTACATCATTTTAGGGGGGACAGTTCTATTTGTCCAGCACTACTTCTTTAAGTTTACATTGTAGTTGCTGGCAGGTTTCTCTCTCTTCTTCTGAATATCTTTCACCAATCTCTCACCTGCACGGCGAATTTGCTTCTTCTCATCCTTAGTGTAGGCACCCTTGGTTGTTCTTACATTGGCATCGCCTTTGTAATTGGGATTTGTTTTCTTTTCGGGTGCTTTCTTCGTCAGTAGTTGTGAAGCAGTCTGTGTTTTTGCTCCTGCTTCTCTTGCTTTTCTCTCTTTATATGCTTTGCGTTGTGCTTCCTTAGCAGATAATGCAGCAGAACCTCTCTCTTTTGTGGGTTGTTGTTCTTTAGCAGAGCGTGGACGTTGTGTGCCAATGTCCTTTCTAGATTTATAATCAGAGGGAGCAGTCTTGCCCCCTCCGATTGGTTTCATGCGGCGCATTTCGGGTTTAGTTTTCTTACGTTCAGCACCAACCCTCCCACCTTCACCTTGACGGCGAATCTGAGAGGATCCCATGACATCTTTGTCATAGACTTCAGTAATAAACTCCCGAAAGGTTTTCATCTCTTACTTACACTTTTCAGTTATTTATTCCTCCTCTTGTTCTACTTCTACTTTCTTGGTCACTTTAGGACCTTTCTGAACAAGATTGTTGTCATAGAAGTATTTGATCCGCTCTTGCCGATGTGCTTTCAGATCATCATATTTTGCCTGTTGCTCATTAGTGAAGCGGAAATCTTGCTCGCGCCAGGTGTCACGCATCTCGCGCATTTGATAGAGAACTTCGGCAGGTTTCATTTCAGTAATCGATGTTGGAGTTGAGGTAATCATTGATGTTGAATTTTTGTTCATCATCAACTAAATCTGCGAGGTCTTGTTCAACATAATCAAAGTTGACAAGTTCTTCTACTTGTTGTTCGTTGAGGTAGTGATCCATGTGATTGTGCTTACATTGTAGTGACACTTTAGGGGGGACAGTTTACTTAACCAAGATTTGAAAGTCAGTGCATCCCTGCTCAGTCATTACTTTCTCCCAAAATACAGCATCATCAATTTTCATGAATGTTGCTGTGTGCTTTGCATAACCCTTTTTCTTGGGTTTTAGATAGTTCACTTGGTACATCATTCCAATGACGAATTACTCCTGAAACAATAAAAAAATTAGTAGTGAGCAGACTGACAAATATGATGCTGCGAATGATAGCAACATAATTATCGTAAGGTTTTGTTTTGTCATCACTAAAACTCCCTAATGAATACTTCCATATCTGCCAAAGTTTTAGCATACTTATTCTTCCTCGTATGAACATATTCTAATTCTTTCCATTGATGTGGGAAACAAAGTAACAGTGTATGAATATATTTGTGTCTTTCATTCTTTGT